CAATTTTGAAATCATCAGGTGTTTCGATTGTGCCTGCTTTAATCAATAACTTATCAGTGTACAAATCTGTTAATTGCAGTGTTCCAGTTGCATCACCACCAATAAATCCTTGTACAAATACATTTTCAGCAACACCTACACCACCTGCAATTGTTAGTGCACCTGTGTCGAATCTGTAACTAGTGCTGGTGTTTGCAATATCAACTTGTACTGTAGAATCAATATCTAAATCAGTGTTTGTTAACAGCATTCTTTGAGTGCCATTTGTGAAGAATTCTAATTGATCTTCATCCGAACCTGGTGTTGTTTCAGGTCTTATAAATGTGTCTTGGTCAACATCTTTTACGCCACCTAGTGATCCCCAGTTACTGCCATCGTATCCTTCAAACAAATTATCTTCAGAATTGAAGCGTATTTGACCAGTTGCTGCTGCTGTTCTTTCAGCAGTAGTACCAACTGGCAATTGAATGCTTGCAGTACTGTCAAAAATGAATATTTCATTGTTGAATGTGATTGTACCAGTACTTGCACCTATTGTAATATTATCAGCTGCACCAAATGCTTCAATAGTTTGAATGTTTTCATTTAACAATGTAAATGTACCACTATCAACTCTTGTGCTAATACTTGTGCCGTTAACTTCAAGATTGTTTTCAGCAATAATATTTCGTTGTGCAGTGATATCCAATCCTGCAAACAGTGATTTTTCTAAGCCAATACCGCCTACAACTTGCAATGCACCTTCTGTAGGAGCAGTTGCTTCTGATGTGTTTGCAATGCTTACAAACGGAGTCCCACCAATTGCAATCTCTTCACTGCCGTTAGTTGTTTTGACATTCAAGTAAGGAGATGATGCTTGTCTAATTGTAAAAGATTCTGCTGTATTATCAGGAATATTAAAGTCTGCATCACCTGAAACATTTAATGTATCTAGTACAGCATCGTCACCAAATGTTAGTGAACCGTCAACTTGCATGTCTCCTGTAACAAAAACATTGCCGTCAATACCCACACCACCTGATACAACCAAGGCACCTGTTGTTGCACTTGTTGATTCAGTGGTATTTTGAATTTTTACCACTGGATTTGCACCAAACAGCACTTCTTCTGTGCCGTCAGTTGTATTCAATTTAAAATAACTGTTTGCACCTTCTAGTATTTCAAATGCACCTGTAGTAGAATCATATACATTGTATGTTGCATTTGCATTGACTGTAAGTGTGTCTACAACACTATCATTTGTACCAATAGTAACACTACCGTCAACATCAAGAGCTCCATTAATTAATGTGTCATTATAAACTCTTAAATCACCTCTTACATTGAGATTTTTCTCAATGCCCATACCGCCTTCTATCACCAGTAAACCGCTATCTGGGCTGTTTGATTGAGTAGTGCCTTCAAATGTTATACTTGTTATAGTATCGTCTAAACGGAATGCTGTTGTGCTTAGATTCATTCTTTCTAAGCCATCAGTAACAAAACTTAGTTCATTTTCGTTTGAACCTGGAGAGCTTTCTGCTTCGATGTATGTGTTACCATCAACATCTCTAACACCGCCTAGTGTGTTCCAAGCAATACCATCGTAGCCTTCAAAAATACCCAAGTCTGTGTTGAAGCGAATATAACCTTCTTCTGGTACACTTCCTCTTTCACCTGTTGTACCGGTTGGTATTTTCATATTATAGCTACTAGTAAATCTAATGTAATCATTGTTAACAATAAAGTTACCAGGTACAATACCCGAACTACCAAGTTGAATTTCTGTAGCATCACCGAACGCATTAACTGTTCCGGCAGTGTCATTAAACAAGCTCAAGTTTGCACTATTAGTGCTAACAATACTACCTTCAAAGAAAATATCTCCGCCGACGTTTAAGTTTTTACCAACACCTAAACCGCCGCCTACAACTAAAGAACCGTTGGTTTTATCTGTACTTTGTGATGTATTTAGAATTCTTATAACAGGCACATTACCAAATGCAACTGTTTCTTGTGCATCTCTAGTATCTATAGTAATGTAATCTTCAGTGTTCATTGTAATGTTGAACGCTTGTTGTAACTCGTCAGGTATAGTAATATCAACATCACCAACAATAGTTGTATTTCCACCTATATCTAGTGATCCTCCAACTATAACATCATGCCTAATTTCTGTGGTGCCCACTCCGTTAGCACCAATCGTTATAGAAGTTGCGCCGCCTGCAAAGTTTACAAAACTCGCATTGTCGTTGACAAGATTAACTATAGTAGATGTAGTGGTAATGTCGCCGCCGTCTACTGCAATATCCTGTTCAAATACAACATCAGCTTCAACAGTTCCGCCTGTTAGCTTATTTAAATACCTATTTGTCAAGTAGTTTACAACTGCTGTTTGAGTTGGAACAGTATTTTGGTCTGCTGCACCTGTGCTTGCTGTTAGGTCACTGTTGTTACTAACTTCTTTAAGTTCCACACCTACAGGAATATTAAATCGTCTGAATGGTCCAATGGCAGCAATACCTGATAGATTGATTTCTTCAGCGTTAAGTGTAATAGATCCTGTAAGTGCATTAACATTAAAATAGTTACCAACTTTAAAGTTACCAATTTGGTCAACAGTACCGCCGGCAAAAACTTTACCATTATTAGTTTCAACAAACTCGTTTGCTGCTATAGGAGATCCACCAAAGAATGGAAGAGCATTATATGTAATACCTGCGCCTACATATTCAAATGCATGACCCGAAGTACTAACTGTACTTACTCGTTGCATACTGCCAAGAGTACCCTCTTGTACAGCCACTATACCTGGGAATAATGTAAGGTCTGCAACTCCACCGTATTGTGCATTTAACAATCTAATACTTTCGTCTTCGATAGCTTGTAAGTCATTAAGTATAGTTGTTCTTTGTGTTTTTACAAGAGATGTAAGTCCTAAGTTGTCATAGTCGTGGTCAATTTCATATGGAAGATATGTAGTGCCGCCTAGTAGTATAACATCAGCAATCTTGTTTACCATATTATTTGCATATGCTCCAGAAGTTGCACTTCCTCCTATTGTTCCATAAGTTTGCGTTTCAGTTGTACCAGATGATGCTGTAACTTTTAGGTTTTGAGCAACACTTTCTAACACTTCACCTAGGTGTCTGTAAGATAGTTCTGTTATCGATTCTTGTCCTGCAATGACTGCATTACTGTAATAGGCTTCTGCTGCTCTACGTGTTTGCTTGTTACCGCCAAAGAGTGTATCATAAACTGCTGCATCTACTATGTATGCAGTATCTCTTTCACATTTTTCAACATTGTAGCTAAAAGAAATAATATTATCGGTAATAAACGTAATAGTGTCTGATTTTATATTTTCAATATTATTTTCTAAACTATTACATACTTCATTTAATCCAAATTCGATCCAATCTGTATCTGGATTGCTATTTGATGGAGTAGTTTCTAAACCTGTTGAATCGCTAATAGCAGTAATAACAATATCAAATAATGCTCCTACTTCTTCACTTTCTGCAGATGAACCATATAATCCTGTTAGGTTTTGTGGTTCAGGATTTCCTGTTTCAGGAACAACTGCTGCACCTTGTACGACTTGTATTGCTACATCACGTAGATGTTCAAGTGCATCTTGAGTTTCTCCTGTTTGTCCATATATTTGTATTACTCCATCGTCAAAGTAAGATCTAGTGGCTATTAGTACACTTCTGTTGCCTAAATAAAGAACATCGTGAGTAACAGCATCAATCAAATATCCTGTGTCTCTTCTGCACTTTTCTTCACTATAACTGAACCCATTTAGTACTGTGTTGATGTAGTTAATGTTATCGTCTAATATTGCAGTTCTGTTAGTTTCTATTAAGGTTTTGCTTGTTAAAAGATTAGAAGTATTCCATGTATCGTCTAATGCTTCGTCGGCTGGCAATAACTCTAAAGTATTTGCTTTTACTACATCTCTAATAATATTAGCAAGTTCTGTTGATTTATTTGCTTCTTCACTTGATACAAGTCCAGCAGATGTATCTTGCCCCGAGTATGCTTCAAGTAAAACATCATATGTGATAAGACCAAGTTGTTCCATAGCATTGCCTGTAGCAGTCCTTTGGTCTGCTGGAAGTTGACTTGTAGTACCAACAAAATATGCTTTTGCTGCTTCTTTTGTTGCAAGATTTGTGTTATAGTTTAGGTCATGACTTATAGCATCGATAATATAACCTAGGTCTCTACGGCATGTAGCTTCATTATATACCAATGTTGGTTCATTAGCTCTAATCCATAATATAACTTCATCTTCAATAAGTTTTCTATTGTTTTGTACTTGTATTCTAGCATTTGTATGATCAATATTATTACCAGTTGATGTCCATGTTAATGCATCAGCATTTGCAGATCCATTGGTTAAAATATCTATTACTTCATCAAATGCTGCACTTACTGCTGTGATACTCGGACTGTCTGATAATACAGCTAATGTTTGTGTTTTTAATCTTGTAACTGCGGCTATAGTTTCCACCAACTGATCCGAAATAACAACACTTGATTGAGCTCTACGATATGATAACCCATTTAATACAGCCCAATAGTTTGTTCCTAATGTAAGATCTTTTATTATACCATCTAAAATTAATCCACTATCTCTTCTGCATTTTTCGCTGTCATAGATAAAATATTGGTTGTTAATATGTAATACTGTTTCTTCTATTAAAAAGTTTTTATTATCTTGTAAAAGTCTTGCTGTATCTATTCTTTCTTGACTTGCAGGAGTTGGTGACGGATAAGTTGTACCTTCGCTAGGTTCAACATCGTATTCTACAATGTTAAAAAAGTTTTCAAAACCTTCTGTTATACGAGTTGTAGCTGTAGCATTTGTAGTAACATATGACAATGCAGTATCTCTAACATATCTCATTGCCATTATAGTTGCAGGGTTTTGATTTACATTAAAGTAGTTTGCTGTTGCTCTTTTGTATGCTTGAGCAGCAACTATCATATTATGATTAGTTCCTAATCTTGCATCTCTTAAAACAGCTTCTAATATTAACTCAACATCTCTTTGACACTTATCTTGGTCGTAAGTAAAAGCTGGATAGTTTGCAAGAACAAAATCTGTTGTTTCTCTACCTAATGATTGTCTTGAACCATATACTGTTATACCTGCAACTTCTACATCATTTGATGCCCAAGTTAAATCTGGTAACACTTGAGTTTCAAGATTGTCTAGATCTCCATCATTAAGAACATCTATTATTATTTGCACTAAAACGGAAGCTAAGTTTGCTTGTGTACCTGATGCTGGAGCACCAGTAGTATCTTGAGTTTCATCATTTCCATTAGATCTAACAACTGCTCCTTCAAGTATAATTTGACTTACAACTGTTTGCAATCTTTCATATGCGGCTATTGTTGCAGTCACTTCTGCACTGTCAGTTCCTAACTGGTTTACTGTACCTACAAAATAAGATTGAGCACATATTCGAGTTGCAGAATTGCCGCCATACATAATATCATATGCTAGTGCATCAACAATATATCCTACATCTCTTTTACATTTTCTTTCATTGTAGCCATTACCATTATCGTAAACGCTAGGATAGTTTACATTAACATATGCTGCTATTTCTTCTTGGATAAACTTTCTATTTGCTACAAGTTGTCCAACTGCATTTGGTAGATTTGAACTAGCACCAGTTGGTGTTGGATAACTTAATGTATCTGCGTTAGTGATGTTTACATCGATTTCTTCTAATACATCAACTTTGATTGCAGGCATATTATCTTGCCAGTTATTAAATGCGTATATAAGATTTTGATCTGTAATGTGAGCTATACTTGGCTCTGTTAGTGTTGGTAAAGCCGAAGTACTACCTGCTTCAAGAACGTCTATTACAATTTGTACTAATGACCCTACTTCGTCAACTTCAGACGATGATGCTGGATTTGTAGTTACTTGCTGACCTGAATATGTTTCTAATATTATGTTTTGCATAATATTAATCAATTCGTTATAAGCATCAATAGTTGCTGTTACTTCGTCTGTGCTTCCTAGTTGACTTACTGTTCCAACAAAGTAAGCATCGGCTGCTCTACGTGTAGCAAAGTTGCCTCCGTATTGTACGTCAAAACACACTGCATCTGTAATAAACTTTACATCTCTTTCACATGTTGCACTATCGTATGTTAAACTTGGGTAATAAGTTGCAATCCATGTTGTTAACTCAGAAGCAATATAATCTCTGTTAAGTTGTAGTAGTTCTCTAGCGTATCTTTTGTTTACATCAACACCAGGATCTGTATATGTTATTGCATCTACTACATTAGCATCTTGACTACTATCAGCATTAGAAATAATATCAATAATTTCATCAAATGCAGCTTCACTTCTAGTTACTGCTGTGTTGCTTAATGTCATATATGTATTTGAGGCAATATCTTTCATGTATTGATATGTGCGAATAGTTTGTTGGAACTGGCTGCTTAAAACATATGCACTTGGTGCCCTTTGATAACTCAATCCTGTTGTTACTGCATTATAGTTAGTATTAAGTATAACATCCCACGCAACACTATCTACAACATATCCAATATCTCTTTCACATTTATCTTTATTAAAGTTTAAGCCTGCAAAAATATCCAAAAACTCTGTAAACAAGTTATTAACACGAGTTACTGCTGTTGGTGATCCTGAAACAGCACTAATAGCTAAAATACTATCTCTGGTATTTTCAAATGTTGCTTTTGAAACTTCATATTGAATATCTGACGAAACTTTACTAGCATTTGCTCTCGCATAACTTAGTGCAGCAAATATTGTTCTAACATTACTTCCTGTTGCAAGATCGTAACCTATAGCTTCAACTAATAGTTCTGTGTCTCTTTCACATTTTGCTTGATTGTATGACAGATTAGAAAACTGATTAGAAATATAGTTTGTTAGTTCGTTAACTATAAAATCTTTATTTGCAACAATGTTATCTGCTGCTGCTCTAGTACCTTCGTCTACTAGTGTATTAGTTCCTAAATCAATGTCAGGTGCAGCAGTGCTATCTCCTTGATTTAGATAAGACACTATTTCTGCAAAACGTTCTATTATAAAATATCTTGCATCTTCGTTAAGTGGGTCACTGTCAGGTATACGAGCAAGCATTTCGTCTCTAGCTGCTTCAATGCCATATATAGTTGGAGCAAGTTGTGCTGCAATAACTTTATTTGCTCTTGCACGTAAATAGCTTCTACCAGCTGCTAACGATTGATAGTTTGTTCCTAATGCTAAATCTCCAACTACAGCATCTACAATACGTCTAACATCGCGTCTACATACTGATTCGTTGTATATAAAAGGTTGTGTGGTAATATTAGTATTTGTTACATAGTATCCTTGTGAATCACCTTCAAAAGTTATTATACTACCAGTCTGAGGTATATCTCTTAATCCGTTTACAGTAATAACTTGATTAGTCACAAGATTAGCAGTAGCAGTTGCAATAACATCATAGCCGCCGCCAACTAGACTAACATTTGGCACTCTATCATAACCACTACCTTGATCTGTAATAGTTATAGCGGTAATTTGTCCTGTTGTAGCGTCTAACGATGCTGTGCCTGTAGCTGTAACACCATTTATATCACCTAGTGGCGGATCTATTACAACAGTCGGTGCAGTAGTATAGTTAGCACCAGTATTGTTCATAGTAATACTACCCACACTTGAATAATAATCTTGGATTGGTCTAGCGGTGGTAAAGACTTTGTCAAATACACCGTCTGCAATAATAGCATATGTACCAAAGTCACTAACTGAGTTTGAAATACTTAGATAACCACCTTTGGTTGCTTGGAAGCCAACTCTTGTAAAAACAGAGAAGCAGCTAACAATCTGTGTATAACCTTCGTTTGTAATATGGAACCCAATACCACCTTGTGCAATTTGTGTAAATGCATCAGCAACAAAAGATTTGACTAAGCTGTCAGGATGATATTGATTGCCATCAACTAGCATACCGTTGCCGCCACCTGTGGTATTAACACGTTTACCTAAAGGAACATTTGGATCATTTTCAATAGGTCTAGCGCCAGGGTTTACACCTTCAATTTGAACAGTTTCAAAAGGTATAAATTCAGTACCGTCATTAAGCCAAGGACCGTTCATGTTAGTGCAGTTTTGTACATATGGTGAAACAGTTACAAGTGCATTTGGTTTAATCTCAGCGCACCAACCTGGATCACGCAATGCTCTAAATGTAAGTTGGAATAGATAACATGCATTATCCATAAAAAATATTGTTTGTGTATTATTTTTTGGATATATTTGTGTATTACGTAAACTATCACCTCTAACTGTTTGACGAGCTTTAAGAGTAATAGGATTTTCTTCATAGTAATCTCCAGGAGCAACTTGTATAGTTGCACCAGCAGGAGCAGCATCAACTGCTGCTTTTACAGTTCTTTTTGCCTGTCCTGGTCCAGCACCTGTTCCTGTATTAGAATCATTACCTTCTAAGCTAACGTAGTATACAAGTTGGTTTGTTGCGCCTGGACTATTTCCAGTAACATTTAAGTTTCCATCAATCCTTACTTCTTTACCTGCTAACGGTTTTATGTCAATGCTACCATCAGCATTTAATACAAAAGACTGATCTTTAACTTTTCTTTCGTGTAATATCTGCTTCTTTAAATACTTCATTATACTTCCAAATAACTAATAGTTGCACTAAGTTTGTCATCGTCGGGGCTGTTTAATATCACCCTATCACCTTCTTCTAATATTAATCTTTCAACATTAAAAGTAAATGTTTCTTGCGCAGGTAATGAAACATTGTTCAATACTAGATTGGTACTTGACTTAACTCCACCAGATCCTTTAATAACATACATATTAAAAGAACTGTCGTTTATACTATTAGTTGATGTTCCGTAGTTACAAACTAGTAAGGTGGTTATAGCATACTTTTTACCAGCCGGAACTGATAATGCAGTTGTATCTGTTGATAGTATTAATACGTTGTTTATTGCCATAATCTAATCCTTTAAAAAATAATACTGTAGAGTAATGCTTTGTTCCTACTAATAAGTTCGTCGTTTGTGCTATTTTCGTTTATAAAAAATATACCAGTTCCGCCGTCAGCCTCGCTTTTAGAATATAACTTAACTCCATCAGAAGGTGCTAACGGATCTGTTATTTTTTCAAATTGAACAGGAAAGTTTGTTATAATAGAACCTGTACCGTTTGCAGATATCCTTGTATCACCATTTAGGTTTATTGTTCCAAAGTTTCCTGTTGAAAACTGATAGTCAAATATTTCAGCAAATGCTGTTTTAAACGATGCATTGATTATGCCATCAATACTTATTTCAACTTTACTAATAGCTTGGGCAGGATCATCTGCATCATATGCTGTAACTCTTGTATCTGAGTCTTGTAAAGCAGCAATCCTATCTGAATAGTTAAATGCAAGATAACTTTTAACATAATCTTTAACACTACGAATATTTGGTATAATATCATCATCAACCGGTTGTGCTAATCTGTCTGGTGTGCTTGGATTATATATGATTAAGTTAGTGCCAGCATCGTATTGAAAAATTTGTTTTTCATAATCAGTAGTGCCTGTTACACTTACATACCCTGTTCCATTTTCACCAAGTAAGTACAGATTTTCGTTAGGATCTGCTTTAATACTTGCAACATGTATACCTACAAGATTTCCATTAGCCTCAGCAAAACTAAATGCTCCGGGCTGTGTATCATTGCCACCTGCATCAATAGTAGTTAGACTTTCATTCCACAGTAGTTGTGCGTCTGTTAGAGAACCACGATCAATAATTAAACCAGCAGTTGTAAGACTAACACCTGCGCCAGTCTCGCCGCTATTAACTGTGATAGTGTTATCAGAAACAACCAAATCTGACGAACCAACTGTTGTTGTTGCACCTAATACATTTAAGTTACCATTAATAGTAACTGTACCTGTGCTATCAACAGTATCAAAAGTAAAGTTTCCACCAGGGGCAATCCTTACTTTGTATTCGCTAATCTGATCATACTGCTCTAACTTTAACATCTATCTCTCCTTAGATAGCAGTTAATCTAAGTAGCGATTCAGTTGAGTCGTCTTCTACAGTCCATGTATAACGATTGTTGTCATAATCTACCGCTGTTCTATTGAAAAGTTTTTTAACTGCAATAGCACCGCCGCCTGCGCCGATTCCAATAAGCTGTGCTTCGTTGTCAGCACTTGGTGCAGCTTGTACTAGTCTGCATACTGCTGTTGTAGATCCTGCATCGTTTGAACAGTTAAACTTATTTGTGCCACGTTGTGATAAAATATAACCTTCAATTAATGATGTACTATAAAATCTGATTGGTATTTTTGGTGTTGCTCCTCCGGTTACACCGAAGTATCTTTTATTTACTGGACGTCCCATTGTTTTTTCTCCTTTGTTGACGTTCTAAGTCTACGCGGTGGGTACCGCATAAGTCCTCAAAGAGGTTCTCCTCTTGACATAAGTATTTATCCTTTTCGTAAAAATGGGTTATAATGTCCACAAAAAAAGGCCTGCTAAAATATAGCAGACCTTTCTCTAATAATATGATAGGTTGGATTAAGGATTACCAACAATCGCCTTTGTAGATCCTTCCATAAAAGCGAAGCCTAGCATCGGATAGTTACTTCCAAAAACACATCTTCAAGTCTCCTTGCTCATGCGCTGTCACTACAACTACTAGCCAAGTTACTGCCTCTACCAAGCAGCGTTTCCTTGCACTATCTAACTCAGACCGTCGTCTTTGTTATGTTTATAATATAGCAAAAGAATACACAGAGGTCAACCACTTTTTTATTTTTTTTCTATTAAATCTATTGCAACACTAATTCTTTCATTATCAGTTTTGTTTATAGTTGTTGAATGTAATAACCAGGCTGGAAAAAATACAATCTGTCCTGGTATTGGTTTTATTTTGTATATACTTCCTTGATCAATCCATCTACTTGCATCTATTGCTGGATTAGGACTATAAAGAGCAAGATCTCCATCTTCGCCATTAGTTTGCACATAGTAAACACAGGATATGTCAGCATCTCTGTGATTGTGAGGTGTTATTACTTCTCCTGGTAACGTTTTGGTTATCCAAGCAGTGTCTATCTCAAAATTTAAAATCTCACTTTGCACTTCATTTAGGTACTTTGATAAATGTTTTTGCATAACTGATTTAAAAAACTCAAAATCTCCATGCTCAAAAAAGTTATCATACAAGTGTGTAATCTGAACATCGCTTTCTAATCCAAAATCACTGCCTTTGATAAAATCAAAATCTGTGTTTAACATTGTTTGTTCTATTAAAGTTTGTTCCTCTATATCTACTTGAGATACATATATAGGAACTGAAAATATATTTTGTTTCATTTTACAATCTCTTTTAAAAAACTTGCTGTTTTTTTATGCCATTCTGGTCCAGGATGCTCGTTATCCAGTGCTTTGTAATCGTTAGTGTAAGGATTTTGATAAAAGTTTATATCTTTTAATTCTTTAAGTTCAATGTTTCCAAAGTCTACACAAGTTTGTATTGTATTTTTGTGTAGTTTATCAAGTGTTTTCATATAATATAAAGTTTTATATTTAGAATCAAGGTAATCTAACTTAGAATCTTCTTTTAAATAAGACTGATAAAAACTAATATTATCTATATTAGGATTTAAGTTAGTTCCATGTATATTTTGATAAAACAAAAATCTTGAATAACCAGTCCACATAACAATAATAATATCATTTTTTTGCCATTGATCGCAATCGTCTATTATATTTTGGAATATTTTTTGATTACTATTGCCGCCAGCGCCTTTGTTTTTGCAAATCATTCCTAACTCAGTTGATAAAATACTTGGCCAACTGTATTTGCTTGTTTTATATTCGTCAAAATCCCAATCGTTGTTTTCAAATATACTGTTATCTTCTAAACACGAACCTTGTGTCCAACTACAACCATATGTCCATAGTGTTTTCATAAAACTATATATCACAAAAAAAGGCCCCGTAGGGCCTTTTTTATTATTATAAAAAATATAACTTAGCTGAAGCTTAGGTTACCTGAAGTAACTTCTACTTTTTCTAGGTAGTCAGCTGCGTTACCAAGTGACGAAGCTGTGTTTGATAGTTCCACATAACCGTAACGAGTCATGAAGCTCACGACTGGCTCGAATGTATCTGGATCTAGAACAACACCACTGCTCATTAACGGAATGTATGGGCAGTAGAACGCTGCTGCGTCTGATTCTGATGAACCTTTGTAACCAACAAGTACATCGTCGTCGTCTGCATATGTGTTAACATAAATGCGCATTGCGTTGTTTAGTGTACCAACCATTTTTGTGTTTGTTGGTGCTTCAAATGAACCTTCAGTTGTACGTGCAAACGCTGAAGTTGTTGCTGATTGTAGTACAGTTAAGATTGCTGGTGATACAACTGCCCAGTTACCTGCACCACGGCGTGTACGCTGTGCAATGCGGTTTGCTGCACGGTTAACTAGAACCGCTAGTGCTGCATGTTCGTCACCGACGAATGTTGCTGTACCAGAAACTGCTGCTTGGTTGTATGTATCTGTACCTGTGCCTGCTAGTGTGCTTAGGCTACGTAGTACTTCTTGGTCGATTTCAGCAGTAATCTCTTGAGCAAGTGCTGCCATGATTTCTGCTTCTACGTCGATACCATGCTGTGACTGAGCGTCTTGAGCTGCTTCGAATGTCCAACGTGCGCTTAGTTTGCGTGATTTGGCTTCGACTGTTTGCTTCAAGATTTGGATGCTTAGTCTGTTACCAGCTGCACCTTCTTTTGCTGCTGTTGCGTCTGCTTTACCATTTGCATTACCTGAATAACCTTCAGCAATTTTAAATGGTGATAGAGCTTCTTCACCAGCTGCTGCGCTTCCGCCTGACGTGCCTGTATAGCTATCAGCATAACGTACACGTAGTGTGTGGATTTGACCCACTGGACCAGTCATTGGCTGAACACCAACGATTTCGTTAGCAATCACTGTTGGCATAACACGTCTGATCACTGGTAGGATCACACGGTTAAGTGTTGCTACGTTACCTGCAGAAGTTGCACCCGCTGTTGCTGTCTCCATCAAATGCTTACGAGTATTTTCAAGAGTTGTTTCCATAACAGCTTTTTTGTTGCCTGAAAGGCCTTCAACAAGGGCACCTTTGGTCTCCTGCCAGCGACTTTCTAATAGTTCTGACATAATGTTTCTCCTTTATAATCCAGCTAGACGCTTAATATCAATAACATTTCTGTCAACTGCGTCTGCTTCATTACTGAACTTTTGTTTTCTGTTGCCTGTAATTTCTTTGCCTTCTGTAAGTGGTGCCTTCTGCTTTGCTGGGCTCTTACCATCAATAACTGATGGTAGGTATTTGTCAAACGATTCACGTAGTTTCTTCGTTTGAACTGTTTCCAGTAAATCTGTCATGATTTCACGCTGGTCTTTACCTAATGGTGCAACCAACTCGTTCATTACTTTTGTACGCTCTTGCGCTTCAACTAAACGAGCTACTTCAGCATCTTTTGTTTTTGCAATATCTTTAGCTTTGTTAGCTAAATCTTTTGCTTCTGATAGTAGTTGATCTTTAGCAGCAAGAACTTTTAATAGTTTTTGTGTTTCAGATTTTTCATTCAAATGCGATGACATATATTCATTTGCAAATGCTTCAAAAATCTTACGTCCAAAATCATTTCGACGTGCTGAGTCAATATCTTCTTTCAACTGTAATATTTCACCTGTTAGTGCTTTTTCAACAGTTTCAGAAATCATTGCAGCACTTTTTTGAATGAAAGTTGTTTTAACTTTATTCAAATGGTCTTTGCTTTCACGTACTAAACGTACTTTTGTTTCAGCAAGGTCTTTTTTGTCTTCTTGGAACTCCGCAATTTCACCTGCAAGTTGTTCTACAACAAACTCTTCTAGTACAGAAAACTTACTAGCCATAGCCTTTTGGTCTTCATGTAGTTCGTTAACTTCTTTTACTAGATTTTCAGTAACAAATCTTTGTAACAGACTTGCATTTTCCTTCATTGCAACTGCATATTTTGCTTTCTGTTCTGCAAGTTGTTTACGATCTTCGTGGAACTCTGCCATTTCTTCAGCTAGTTTTTCTGTAACTAGTGAATCAACAGCTTCAACCATTACACCTTTGTCGTGCTCATATTTACTTGCAAACTCTTCACGCAACTCAGCAGTAACAGCTACACGATTTTCTTTGACTTTTGCATCAAAAGCTTCTTGAATTTCGGCAGCCATTGCTTCGGTTATTGCTTCGCTCTCTAAAAGGGATTTAAGTGCTTCCATTTTTTTCTCCTTTTATTGGAGCCTGTCTATTATATTTAATAGACTCTCTTTAATATATTTTTTTGCCTTTGGGTCGCCTGTTACTTCTTTAGAAGTTAATAATGCCTTGTATCCACCTCTTTCGTTCATAATATGTTCGTAAATAGGTGTAGGATACGCACCAGGGGCGCTGGGCTGTGCCACAACGTCCACAGTGATTATTTCAAATCCGGCAACGTTTCCGCTGCCGTCAACTTCTCCACTTCCTCTAGATGAGACACCTAGTTTAACGCCGCTTTCTAGCATTGTTTTAACTAGGCCTCCCATCGGAGTAGGTAGGATTTTTAATTTTCCGTAACCGTTTGGACCGTCCATCCACATTTCTGTTACCATGTGACATACACGATCGAGGTTTATGTTAAGTCCTTCAGGATGATCTACTTCGCCTAAAACTGAGTATCCACCGGCTATCTGCTCATTGAGCGTGGTGACAGCCCTGCCAATTTCTTCTACGGGATAAACACGCTGATTAGCGTTTTTAACGCCGCCTTGAATACAAATACCTTTCATGTAAAGATCTTTGCCTTCGTTGGCAGACTCAACGACCATTCTAGCTTGGTCAAAACTTAGATTTTCACGTAGTTGAAACATCTATCAGTCCTTACTTTTTAGCTGCCAATAGGTGATTTTTTATTAGCTGCGTTCTCTGGCTTGCCCTTTTTCTCAGCGCCGTGGCCAGGTTCTGTTTTAGTGCCTGATTTGGCACTTGTACCGCCTTTAACATTTCTGTTACCTGCGTTATCTTCTTTTGTAGTTGGTGCTGCTAAGCCGCCTGCTGTTCCGCCTGTGTCAGCTTCACCGCCAGCTACGATGTTTGACGCTGTTCCGCCCATATCGTTTTTACCTGCAACTACTGATTTTGCATTTGCGCCATTGTCACCTTTTTTTGGTTCATCTGCCATTTTGTTAGCATATTCGCGCATGATTTCTGCTGCTGATTTTTGCACAGCTTCATCAACTTCTTCATCATCTGATTCATCAACTTCTTCATCGGTTGCTTCGTCTACTTCTTCATCATCTGATTCATCAACTTCTTCTTCTGACTCATATGCAAATGCTTCTTCTTCGGCTTCGTCGTCATCATCTCCGTCGTCGTCACCCATCATTTTCTCAAACTCTGCTTGAAGATTTTGGAATGCTGCTTCTAAATCAGCCATAGCTGCTTCAGGGCCTTCGCCTTCTTCGTCGTCGCCTTCTTCGTCGTCATCATCGCCATCTGGCATTTCA